TGTCACTACCTCTGAGACCTACAAAGCGTGGTTTACAGCTAATGGTCGGTTGTTAGACCCGCTGCCACCGTCATCCGAAGCTAGGTTTGACCTCGCGGTTAAACTTTTGCTCGGGCTTGATCTTTCAAGGACAAGGCCAACTTCGGCCTCAACTCTGTGGAACGCTTTACCATGGAGTTTCTTGATCGACTACTTTGCGAACATAGGCGACTACCTACAGGCGTATCGCGGAGTCATCCGCTACGACGTCTCAAGGATGTGCGTCATGGTTCGTCAGGAGTCGGAGTCTTTTCTGACTAATGTCAAGCTTTACCCCGGTTGTAGTTATACCGGCGGCAACGCTAAAACCGTTGTCAAATGGCGAGGCGTTTATGCTTATCCGGTACCCATTGTCACGGCTGACCCGTTCCTTTCGGCGCGGCAGGCCTTGAACATCGGTGCCCTCATCAGTGTGCCTGGTTTGCGGAAACTCCGCGGCTAGGCTTTCCTAACCGTTAACGTCGTGAGACGTCAACAGAAAGTAGTACTGACATGGCTATCACCGATCCCTTGACCTTTGCGTACGATTCGGGAAATATAACCCTGAATCGTATCAATCAGGACAACTACGGCTCCGTCTTCTACGGGACCGGGACGGACTTGGCGGTCACGTTGACCTTCAAGCATACCATCCCGCCCATTGGCGGTGACGGCGAATCGCATCTCGTTCGCGTGGACGTGGATCACTTTGATTCCACAACCCACGAGTTCGTGCGGCGTTCGTCGGCGTGGTGCGCCATCCGTACGGATGGCACTCCACAGGACTCGGAGAACTCTGAGGACGTCACGGAAGCCCTGGTGGACTTCCTGTCGGACGCCAACATCACGAAAGTGGTGGGGCGTCAGAGCTAGCGAGTCAGCCCTAGACTTAGGGGGGTAGGTAAATGGCTATGTGTCCTCTTTGAAAGGAGTTCACATGAAAAGAGCCATCTCTACCGTGTCAGGTCTAAGCCTGTACGCTGCGCTGTTTTTGGACTGCGTAGCGTGGGAGCCAGACCTGCAAGAACCTCTATCCGACGACTTTCGCCGGCTGGAGGGGATCGTCAAGACCCGAGGCGTGTCATTTCTAATGATTGA